AGAAAGAATAGCAGAACGGATCGATGCAAACTTACTTGATATACCAATTGATCAGCTAGAACATCTTAGTAAAGAGATGTTTGCAGAACGAGTCAGGGGTCTTTCATCTAAAACAAATGGTAAACTTATTATTAAAGAATATCCAACTGGATCAGCTCATGCTGGCCATTTTCGTGCTTTATTAAATGAGTTAAAATTAAAAAAATCATTTGAACCCGATATCATTTATATTGATTATTTGAATATCTGTTCTTCAAGTAGAATGAAAGGAATGGGTGGTGCAATCAACTCATACAATTACATTAAAGCAATTGCTGAAGAATTACGAGGTCTTGCAGTGGAGTTTGACTTACCGATCGTTACTGCAACGCAGACGACTAGGTCTGGTTATAGTAACTCGGATATTGGGCTGGAAGATACGTCCGAGTCTTTTGGATTACCCGCTACCGCAGACCTCATGTTCGCCCTTATCTCTACAGAAGAACTTGAGGGAATGGGACAACTCGCAGTCAAGCAATTAAAAAATAGATATAATGATCCTACATATAAGAAGCGGTTTGTTATTGGTATAGATAGATCAAAGATGAGATTATTTGATGCCCATGAAGGCGAACAAACTCTAATAGATGATACTCCAGTATTTGATAAAACAAATAATGGAATAAATGTAAAGAAATTTGAAGATTTTAAATTATAAGGAATTAAATTATGGCTAAAGGCAAAGGCGGAAAATCAAGTGGAAATGTTTCTCAGGGCATTCATTCAAATGTAAGTAAAACTATTCGTAAAGAAATGCGAAGAGATTACCTTAATTCACAGATGCGAGTATTAAATCAACAAAAGGCTTTACGTCAAGGTAAAGATATTGTTATGACAATTGAAAATCCAAATAAAGCAGAAACAAATAAACCTTTTATTCGTCAGAGAATTTCTGGTAAATCATATGTCGATTATATGAAAAATAAAACCTATATTATGAAAGAAGTACAATGAGTGAAAATACTTACTACTGCACAATGAAAGGCTTGTTACCAGCCTTTCTAATTATAGTTTTTATTATTGTTGGAATTCCAATTCTTATGCTTATGGCTATGGTCGGACTTGAAGATTATGCTCGTTATTGTAATGTAAGTTGGTTACCTTGTTTTGGTATTAGCCTATGACTAATTATGATGATAATGATTTTAAAGCTTGCTATAAAAAAATTATAGAAGCCGTTAACAGTTTATCCGAAAATAATAGTGAACCATTAATGATTGCAGCAGTTCTTACAACCACTGGATTAAGTCTATATAAATCTTTATTAGATGAAAACGATTATGATAAAATGTTAGAAGTTATGGTCGAATATAAAGATGATATTAATGAACACCAATATAGAGGATATTTAAATTGAAAGTTAGATTACTTGCATATAGCCAACCGATGAAACATGTGCACTCTGGAGAACCAGGGATTATGGGTTTAGATAATATTCAAGATTTGATTGCATATTGTGCTAGAGTATCAAATCCTGGTAATCAAGCTAATACTAAAACAACACCAAAGCTTTTATCCTATTTAATTAAACATAAGCATTGGTCACCATTTGAAATGGCTTCAGCTACAATGGAGATTGAAACTACAAGAGATATTGCTCGACAGTTTCTTCGGCATAGATCATTTTCTTTCCAAGAGTTTTCACAGAGATATGCTGATCCAAATGATATGGGAGAAGCATTTGTTATTCGTGAAGCCAGACTTCAAGACGAAAAGAATCGGCAGAATAGTATAAAGAATGATGATACTGCACTTGAAGCTTGGTGGCATGCACAACAGCAGTTTATGATTGATCATACTAAAAGAATCTATAAAGAAGCAAGAGAGAGAGGTATTGCAAAAGAACAAGCAAGAGCCATTTTACCAGAAGGTAATACGGTTTCTCGTTTATATGCGAATGGTACTATTAGATCATGGATTCATTATATTGAGCTACGTTCAGCAAACGGAACTCAACAAGAACATATGGATCTAGCAATAGAAACTGCAAAAGCAATTGCTCAGATTTATCCTTCAGTAGAAAACTTTATTCAAGAGGAGTAGACCAATGGGAAGAAAACTTTCAACTTATTATTCGGATCACGGGAAGGGTTACTGTGAAATCCATTTTGATTTTAAAGAAGAATATGGGTACATAAAATATTTTGATAATAATGAGAAGTTATTTTTTACTGAAGATTATAAGGGCAAATCAATGCGATACATAGAAGATGCCGCAGAAAATTGGGCTCTTGGGTTTAAACTACTTGAATCAGAATATCATTGACTCTTATGGCATTCCAATCAAGTAAAGAAATTATTTGGCATATAACTTGTTCTAGTTGCAAATTTTACTTTACTCTTCCTACTATGGAAGAAAAATATATGATTGATAGGGGTCAGTTACACTGCCCAGGATGTGGAAAAAAGCAAGGCGTAAAGATAATAAAAAGCGATTAATATGCATAACACACATGGTTTTGAAAAAGAAGAAAATGAACACGATGTTATAGACAAAGTGTATAGTGATATAAAACCAAGAAAGCAACCCAGTAAATGGGTTGCTACTCTTAAAAATATGGCTGGTGAAAAATATAAAATATCTGGTATGTTAGATAGTGTAGAATATCAAGCTGCTGAATATATAGAATATCTTGAAAGTTTAGTGAATAAATATCATTTAACAAATGATGCTTTTACAGGAGGTTTACCAGTGGCATATAGAACTAGCGCAAACTTATTTGAATCCGGAGAATTTATAAGTCATGCAGGTTTAAAACTTAATTGGAAACTTGAATGTGATGCAATTAAACCCGAAGAGTGGCATGTACTGGCTAAGATGATTAAAGAATATGAACAACAGCCATGGCAAAAAGCAGTAGGCATTCCTACTGGTGGTTGGGCTTTAGGCAATGCACTTGATAAATATTCTACTGGAGACCCCAACGATCCTATTCTTATTGCAGATGATGTATATACTACAGGAACAAGCTTTAAAGAATTTGTACAAGCTTCATATTCAGATGTTGCAACTATACAATGGTGTGTATTTGCAAGACAACCCACAATAGGCAAAGTAAAGGCTCTATTCACTATGCCAGATAAAGGCAGACACGGGTCCATTTGGGAATAGGAAATATATTATGAAATATTATAGATTAGAACCATCAGTTAAAAAATCTGTTATTGAATGGCATACATTTAAGAGAAAAGATGCCGACGGTAATACAATTTTTCTTCGTAAAGAATTAGGATGGAGATATGGTGCATGGTTAATTAGTGTACCAGAGACAGATGAAGAAATTAAAGAATACCTTTCGGATAAAGGCGAGTATGAATCATTTCAGGAATATCTTGCAGACTATTATGGTGAAGATGATATCATTACAGAAGAAACTAAATTAGAAGATTACTTGCTTCCTAAAATAGATGAGGACTTTATTGACATTAGTGAAGATTATGAAGATGCTGAAATGTTAGAAACTTGGGACGGTTGTTGGGAAGACTGGTCTCTTGTTGGAGCCGAACTTCATGAAATAGATGAAGAACAGCAAGAACAATGGATAGAAGATGCTACAGCAGCATATGATGAAGATTATGAAGATGGAGTAGAAGATTTAGGTTGGGAATTTATAGACTGCTTCTATGAAATGCATTGTCATCCAGAAATTACACCATGTGATAAAAATGGCAATACTTAATGTTTTAAAGACTATAGGTCGTAATGAAGAAAGTGACGAATGCTATACTCCAATTAATCAAGTTAAACCTTTATTACAATATCTTGATAATAGTAAAACATATTATGAGCCAACCTCTGGAATATCATCCAATATAGTAAAAGCATTTACGGAAAATGGATATGATATGAAGTCCAGCAACGGTAAAGATTTTTTTGAGTGTACTGCAGATGATGTGTATGATGGCATAGTAACTAATCCACCGTATAGTAAAAAAGATAAATTTATAAAACACTGTTATAATCTTAAAAAACCATTTGCTTTACTTCTTCCCGTATCATCCTTTCAAGGTGTAAGAAGGGGTAAACAGTTCATAGAGCACGGTATGTCAGCAATAGTTTATAATCACAGAGTTGATTTTACTGGCGGTGATAATCCACATTTTGGAGTTGCATGGTTTGTACATGGCTTTTTACCACCTAATCAAATATTTTGGGTTGATAATAAATTTTAAAAAAATGCATTTTAGGGGTTTACATTTCATCCGAAATATACTATATTAGTAGTATAAAGAGAATCGGATAGGAGATATATTATGGGTACTGCATCAATGATCGGAATTTACAATGACGACGGTTCGGTAACAGCGACATACTGCCACTATGATGGCTACCTTTCTTATAATGGTCAACTTTTAGTACAGTCATACAACACACCTGAAACTGCAAAAGCAGTTGCAAATGCAGGCTATATTTCAGGCTTAACAGCTGATCTTGATCACGATTTAAGAGCTGCGGTTCATAACGACGAACCAAAAGTTTATAACTCAGTAAAAACTTTTCTGGAGTGTGGTGATAAGCACGCAGGTGCAGATTACCTTTACTTGTTTGATGGAGAAGCGTGGTTTTATACCGATACATATACTCCTCGCAACAAGCGGAGCTTTGAAGAAGTTGAAATGAATTTGGAAACTGTATAATGAAACTTCGTAATTTTATATCAGGTGTTCTTAATGGTATTACTGCAACGGCTCTTATTGCAGTTGCAGCTACTCAACTATATGCTACCGAAAATAGCTGG